TAACCGCTACTCGCAGCACGCGAGCAACGCGTAACCGCCGGCGTAGCGGCCGGCGGGTGAAAGTGAGTCGGTGGGGTTGCATTCCACCGCGCCCCCTTACGAGGGGCTAGTCGTCGGTGTACCAGTACACCGCGTCGGCATACCGGTGGAACACGCCGGGTTCGTCCGGCTCCGGGGCGACGTTGTCCTCACCCGGCGCCAACCCTGCAACTGGTTGGTTGCCGGTATTGGGGTTTGTCGGCCGATCTTGATTCGCGTCGATAATCCGCACGATCTCCTCGACGACCCCCTGTGCGTACGGCTCCGGGAAGTCCGTCGAGGCGTCATCGAGGTCGTCGCTCTCAACCCAAATGTGACAGCGAATGTGGCCGGTCCGCCGCTGGATGCCGCCGCCCCCAGATGGGTCGAACGCCGCATACCCGGTCTGGCCGCCATCGTACGAGAGCTCCGCTTGGCGGCGAAGCGTCAACGCGGGCTGCCCCGACGGTTTGTCGTCGTACCACCCAAAAATGATTGACGGCGTCAACCCGTGGGTGTTCGGGGCGTTCCACTCGTCCCGGAGGATGTCGCGGACCAGCTCATCCCGGGCTTCACGACTCATAACGCGGTTATGAGTTCACTGAGTCCCGTGGCGCGATCCTCACGGTACAACACGATCCACACCTGGCTGTCGTACTCGATCTCACTCGCCCCTTCACCACCACCATCCCGCAGGTTCGCCGCCGCCTGGGATGAGGGGTTGATGTGGAAGGAGCGTGAGAGCTCGATGTCGCTGGCGTCGTAGATGCCGCGGTCCGCGCGCGGCGTCGTCGCCGGATCAACCAAGGCGGTCACGTCGTGGGGTGAGGCGGTGGTTTCGGTCCAGATCTGTCGGCCGTCGGACTCCCGTTTCTCGTAATTCCGAAGCTGGACCGGCTGGCCCTCGTGGGCGAGGAGCCGATGTTGCGCCCCCTTCATTGGACGCGTTCTATGCTAATTGAACTGCGTAGCGTTCCTGTATCGACAGGAGCTCGGGCCTGCGCCCGTCGCTGGACCTCGAGTGCAATAGCGCGCACCATCTCGTTGGTGCCGACCAGCCCGTCGGTAATTTCGTCAAGGTCGCTCTGGACTGACCTGACGGCCGGCTCGAGGTAGGGCTGTGGCTTCATCTTGCTGGTCCCCAATTCCAGGTAGATGCCGTAACGTACCGTCGGGCCGACAACGTACACAGCGTCGGAGCCAAAGCGGGCCTCAACGCGGGAGAGTAACTGGATCGTCTGACCGAACCCAGATAGCGACGTGCCCCACGACATGATCAGGTCACCCGTCCCCTGCCGAAGATGGCGTCGATATGTGGCGGTCCATATCCCGACGAACGCTGACGGATGTCCCGAACGCATCGCCCGGGTCTCGACGGCGGACCCGTTGGCGGAGCGTTTGGACGACCGAGGCTTCGTACGTGACGCTGGTTCGGCCGGTGGCGACCTCCTCGGCGGTGCGGGATTCGGCGTCGGGCGCGTTCCCCGCGGCGATACGGAGCGCCGCCAAAGCAGCCTCGAGGTCAATGCGGTGCTCGCGGCCGTCGAAGCTGGTGGTCCCGGGCGTGTACTCACGGTCGATGTCGCGCTCAACCCGAGTTAAGACGTCGACGATATCCGTGCTGGAGAGGTCAGTGTCGAGTTCGACGCGGACATCACTCGGTGTGGTCCCAACGCTCGTGGCCACGACTGGTCACTCCCGCCGCGCGTCAACGGCGTCAGCCACGCCCTGTCGATCCCGGCCCTCGCGCTCGGCTGCCTGGATCGCGTCGAGATGGCGGTCGTAGTCGCCGGACTCGAGATCCTCGACAACGTCATCCATCGGCGTCCGGTCGACGAACCCCGCAGCGTCGAACTCCTCCTCCTCCTCCCGGCCGTCGTCGGCGTCGCTGTCGGCGTCGGCGTCCGAGTCGGGGTACTCGATGCCGGTGTACCGGTCGGCGATCGCCGCCGCACGCGCCTCATCCTCGACCACCGCCATGCCGTCGTCGAACTCGAGCACACCGTCCTCGGCGAGCCCGATGGTGAGCTCGCCCGTGAACTCCGAGTCACGTTCCAGCCGCACCTCGTGACCCATACAGGGTCACCCCTCGACGCGAACCGCCGCATCCTCACGCTTGGTGCCAAACCCGTACGCGGCCTTGATCTTCGTCTTCACCGCATCCGCGTCGAAATCCGTCTCCTGATCAGTATCGACCGACTGCCACTCACCGCCGTACCCGAACTGACTCGAGTCGACAACGATCGCCTCCGGATTCCCAGTTGCGTCAAGGTCGACGTTCGTCGAATGCATATACGTCAGGCCGCCGAACTCACCGATCTCGCCATTCCGCACGACCTCATCACCGATCTCCGTCCCGCGCTCGGCGAGGAAATTCGTAATTGATTCTTTGCCGGCGCTGCCGACGAGGGCCATGTCGGCGATGTAGCCATCCGTGCCGCGGTTGGCGAGCTCGGTCACGCCGGCGTTGATGTCTTGGAACGACAGCGTGCCGTCGGCGTTCCCCACCGCCTCCGCGGCCGGGGCGGCCTCGTCCAAGATGTTGAAGGCTGCGCGGTCGAGGCGCTTGGTCATGTTCTTCGCGTGCCCGACGAGGTGGTCGTCCAGGAGGTCGAAGAGGTTGTCGTTGATGTCCTCCTCGGGGATCTTCGAGCCCTTCTTGAAAATCCGGCGTTCCAGCTCGGGGCGGCCGTACGTTTCGCGGTCGTAGGTCGTGTCCGCCCCGGGCTCGACCTCCTCGGGTTCGCCGAGTTCCTCCGCCGGAACCGGCACCGTGAACGTCTCGCCGGCGCCATCCGGGACGCCACCCGGCGGTTCCATGAAGAAATCACGGACAACTGTGCGTGCTTCGACCCGCTCGGCCGCCAGCTGCGAGACGGTCGCGGGGTCGACAACTTGATTGATATCTGGTAGTGCCATCTCAGTATTCCTTGGTTAGATGTTGACGTGTGCGTAGCCGTCCGGGATCGCCGGGATGCCGCCCGGCGCCTCGGCCTCGCCGTACATCGTCACGATCCCCTTCGCCGAGCCCCCTGGGGCGAGTTCGCCCTCGGTAGCCGAACTGGTGACCTCGACACCGCCCTCGGTCCCGTCGGCGACGTTCGCCACGACCGGGCCGCTGTGCGTGACGAGGACCTCATCACCGGATTCGACGCCGTCCGGGTAGTAGCCGACAACGCCGTACACCGTGGGGTCGTTGGTGTCATCGGCTGTGACGAGCTCGCCATCCGAGTTGAGCGCGGCCGCATCACCGGACGACAGCGCTTCGGCTGCCGTGCGGGTCTCGGTATGGTGGGCGTCGCCCTTGTGGGACTGCCCGGGCTCGAGACTCACGCCGCCTCACCACCGTCGGTGATGGCGTCGAGTTCACCCTCGAGCCGCTCCACTTCCCGCTCGGCGAGCGCACTCTCCTCCCCATCCAGCGTCGAGAGGCGTTCTTCGATCTCCTGTTTCCGCTCCCGATCCTCGTCGGAGAGATCGACGTGGGTGGGGCCGCTGCCGGTCTCGGGCGATTGCGCCAGGGATTCGACGTTGAGTGCGCCGTCGTCGGCCTCGAACTCCGCGGCCAAGGCCTCGAACGGCATCGCCTCGATCGTTGGCTCCGACAGCCCCGTTTGCGCTTGGAGTGCGTCCGCCAGGACGTCTCTGACTTCGTCAACGCGTGCCTCCAGCTTCTCGTAGTCCGGTTCGGAGACGACCACCGGGTCGTCGGTCTCGGTGGCCGTCTCGAGCAGTGCGTCGTGGTCAGAGAGCCGCTCCGCAGCCCGTGTTTCGACGACCGTGGGGTCGTCGAGTTGCCGGGCCGCGGCGAGCAGCTCGCGTTCGGCATCAGTTATGTCGTCCATGAGAGAATCACTCTCGGAATCGCGGGCCGGCGTGCTCGAGCCCATCGTTTCATGTGGACTGTCATCACTCACCGGTAATTCCTCAACAACGGTCACCGCGTCCGTACTGTGGCCGGTGATCGTGCCGGACGGTTCAAATGCGTCGTCCCCGTCCGGCCGATACCGCTCGACCAGCACCGCCGGCGACGCACTATCCTCGTCGCCGACGATCTCCTCGAGCCGATCCGCATCGCCGCTGGCCTCCATCACGCGGCCATATACACGGCCGTCGCCGGTCTGCCAGCGGACGAGCGCGCCCGCCTCAACATCCCCCGACGCGGCCGTGGCTTCCGATTCGACGTCCGCGTCGAACTCCTCGTCGAGCAACCGGCCAGCAACCCGCTGGGCGCTCGCCAACGCGTCATCCGGGATGTCAGCCTGCTCCCCGCGGCCGGACCGGACCGCCCCCAGGGCGCGACGGTTCAGCTCATCGCCTGCGGGGTCGACGACGGGGAAGAACCGTAGCTCCCGCAGCGTCTCCGCCGACGACTGTCCGAGGAGCGACTTGCTGGCGATGAGCGACCGATCGTCTTGATTGAGGTCCTCGACGCCATCTACCTCGCCCGGTGCGGGGAGTGGGTCGTACCCGCGGAGGTACGCCTCGAGCGTCGGCGTCGACCACTCCGTGTCCTGCGTGCCCGAGTAGTCCGGCGTCCTGGCCTGCTGGCGTTGCAAGCCCTCATAAATAGGGGGCTCGTCGAGCGCCCGCATGACGTCATTCGCGACGCGTTGAGCCCACTCGACATCCCACCCCCACTTCGCTTGCTGCGCATTCCCACACGACTCCCACAACTCGTCACCCCACTCCGACGGCGGGTCGTCGGTCGTTGTATCGCCCTCGTGGCTCGAGAGATACGCCGGGATCGGCGTCCCGCGTGAGCGTGTGACGAAATCCGCCGGCTCGAGGTCGTCGTCGAGGATCTGTTGCATCCGCGTGTCGCCGACGCCGGTTCCGCACGACTCCGGAATACGGTCGTCCGCCTGCGCTTGTTGAGCGGCCTCCGCCGCGGCGACGACACGCTCGGGTGGTGAGACGTCGACGTCGACCCCGTTCGCCTCGCTCGGGGACTGGAGGCCGTCGAAGTGTCGGGCGAGTGCTTCCGCGGTCCCCGGCTGGATCGACGCTGAGGCGTGGGCGCCGTCGGCGACGATCGCCAGATCGCGGTACCCCAAGATCTCCTTGACACGTTCGGCGTCCCGCTCAGGATCGTACTCGCCAGGTACAAACGCGACGGACGGAGAAACATCGACGCGGCCCCTGGCGATCTGACGAGCCCGATTAGGGTCATCCACCTCACCCTTCCAGACAAGCGCTTCGCGATCTGCGTCATAGACAGCCTCGAGGACTTCGCCGATGATGATGTCGGGATGCGGTTGGTCAGCCTCGAGGTCGCGGTGGTCATCCGGGTCAACGATCGGAACCCCTGCGAGGCGGTCTGCGGCGTCTCGCAAGACCTCCGCTGGCCAGTACCGTGGCTCGCCGGTGACGCCCTGTGTTACTTCAGCGGCTTGGGCAACGCCGTGGACGGCAAACGGCCCGTCTTCAAACGTTGCATCTGGCGGAACCGTCGCCGTGCCGGTCTTGAGTCTTTCAGTAACAGTCATGTATTTACTAATACCGTTGTGTAGTCGCGTCTATCATGGATACTCAAGATCGAAGCCGGCTGGCCGAGGGTTACGCTTTCAGTACCGGGTCGGTAAACGCCTCGGTGCGCTGTTCAACCGTTGTGTGGCAGCTCTGGCAGAGTGTCATGTAGTTGTACTCGGCGTTGGTTCCGCCCGCTAAGACCGGCACAATATGATGTAGCACTAACGTCCCCTCCGACTCACCACACAGTGCGCATTTATCCCCAAGGTTTTCTTTTCGTTGTGTGTGCCAGCCGGTCGGTCCTAATGTTGATCGGATTTTTCGATACCAGTCTATGCCACCCCGCCACAGTGGGTGGTCTGGCCCGGTCTGATGCGATAGCGAGCCATACATACACTCATATGAACAGAACCGGGATGAACGACGAGATGGATAGACCTTGTACTCTTCCCCACACCACTCACAGACAGTTGACTGTTTTCCGCCAGAATAATTCGGGTTATTCTCGCCCCTTTTAAGGCCTTGTTCAGAGTCATATGCATAATAGCATTCACGGGAGCAAAACTCCCTATCGGCGGAGGGGATGTGTTGGAACTCAGAGCCGCACTGCTCACATTCGGTTGTCTCCGGCGGTTTTTTGTTCCACGGCTCGACACTGGCAAGCAGCTCGAGGTTACACTTCTTTGAGCAAACGGGCCGATCCGCTTTCTCAAGCTGGCTTCGACGACCACGGAATGTCTCATCACAAACCGCACACTGGGCTTCTTCGCCAGCGATTGACCCTTCATGTGCCCGACCATAGTGAATTTTGACCCCGATGTACGTGTCATGACAGCTCCCACACTTCGGGCACTCGTAGTCGTCAGACTGATACTCCGAGAGCGTTCGTTGATGCATGCTTGGCTCCCTGCCAAGCGCGGGCGGCGTCATAGCGCCGTCCGGTTTCCGTACCGGCTGACTCCCGCGCTCAGTTACGTGTATCATGGGTCTAAATCGCTGTAAGGCTTCCGGTTAGCCGCCAGTCCACGCATAATGGGTGCATCTTCCGTTCGGATGGCGAGGCAGATTTCCGTACGCCTTCGACGCTTCATACGGCTCACCGGCCTTATACGCCCGACACTGCTGGCACGCTGTACTCGCAACCAGGACACCGACTTTTTCCACGCCGGCGCGCTCCCATTCCCGAAGCCGACCAACGTTGTGGCTATGCATAATTTCCGTCCGTGCGATACGGGTTGCGCGGTTCATCGCCCCCATCGGCGACCCATCCTCAACCCGACCCACGACGTCGGTGAGATCGCTCGCGATCGTTCGTGGGTTTTCGCCGGCGGCCAACCCCTCGGTTAGACGGCGGCGGAGGTCGGTCCCCAGGGCGTCGGTCATGCCTTCTAGTTCGTTCAGATTTCGCGCGTACATGGACTCTAACTGAGATTGGTGAATGGGGAGGCGTAACGCCACACCCGCCGTCCCCCGGCCCTCCGATATGTCGAGGGCGCGGAGCTCGTTCTGGGCGTCCGCAACCCCGCGCTCATACGATTTCGTGATATACTGGTTCTCGCCCCCAAACCGCTCCAAAATATCAGCCTGTACCTGGGTGTCGAGCCACTCGCTAAAGGCCTCGGCCTTCTGGGCATCGGTGTCGAAGCTGAACTCTCGCCTACCCGGGGCCTCCGCGAGGGCCTCGATGCCGAGTGCGTCGTTCTCAACGAGCCCGCGACGGAGTGCCGCCCGAATCCCGCCGAGTGCCCCGCGGAGCCGCTGCGCATAGCGCCGGCGGATCGATCGGACGCGGGTCGGCTCGTCGCGCTCCCGGGCGCGCTCGAGAAGTCGCTGGTGTCGGCGAGAAGGAGTGATGCCCTCGGCTGCGGTACTCATACCGTCGGTTCACCGTATTCGTCGGAACCGCGTCGAGTCACACCCGGGACACGTCGATGGGATCGGTCCGGGGCCGACGAAGTACCCGCAGCCGGCGCACTCGTATTCCACAGGCGCGGATTCGTATTCGTCCCCGTCGGCCGTCTCGGTGTCATACACCATCGGCCGTCACCCCATCACCATCACGTTCCGGCTCGAAGTTTTCGAGCATGTGCTGTAGTTCTTCGGCGCTTTCGTCGGCGTCGATCTCGTCGCCCGCGAACACCTCCGACGGCAAATCAAGCGTTACTTTGAGGAATTCCTCGAGGTCGAGGACCATGTCAACCGGGACGTCACCGAGGCCCTCGTTGATTGCCGTCATGAAATCAGCGGCTTTCTCGATCTCTTCCGTCGAGAGCTCCGCAACCGGGTTTGACGACGCCGCCGGCGCCAGCTCGACCCCCACACCCGACGAGTCGAGGCGCGTGTGGCGGCTGGCGACCTCGCGGAACGCCTGCGTCCAATCCCGCGACTGCGCCCGCCGCTCCTCCGCAATCAAATCCTGATAGGACTCGCCTTGCTCGCCCGTAACGTGCTGCGTGATATCATCGCCGTGCGCCGTGGCGTATTTTGGCGCTGGGAGCGGGGCGAGAATGTCGTCGACGAGGTGCTGGAGGTCGTCGCCCAAGGCTGGGAGCGAGGGTTCCCATTGGTCGAGGGTGATCGAGCCGTCGTGCCCGATAAACGCGCCGGGCTCAAGTTCGTCAATCTGGTTGATATAATTGTCCTGCTTGCTTTTGTCCCACTTCTTGATGATCTGTTCGTCGCCGGCGTCGACTACCTCCGTGTTGAACTCCGCGACCCAGAGGCCCTCAACTTTGGTTTTGATCGCTTGGGCGCGGTTCCGTTTAATCTCGCGGTAATCCGTGGCGGTCTCGCTCACGGCCTCAATCGGACTCGTGCCGAAGACGCCGTCCTCTGTTGTGTCGTCGCCGCCGATATCGGGGTCGTTGACCTGCTTGAGGACGTCGTGTTGGGAGAGCGCGACCGCGTCCTCGTCGAACCCGTCTCGGCGGTGGCCGAGGATCGAGGCGTTGTCGAACTGGATGTAGGCGGCTGCCTCACCCCGCCGGGTTGTCTCCGCCGCCGGCGTATCGGTTTCGTCGGGGGCGAGAAGGATGTTCGTACCGTCGTGAACTATGGCGGAGACGGTTTCGGGCCGGATGTGTTTGAAGCCCTGAATCCGGGGCTTGGGATCGGTTTTCTCCTCGTTGCGTTTCAGGTATTCGTGGAGGGCGGTGCCGCGGGTGTATTTTTGGGCGATGCTGGTTTTGAGGTAAGGGTAGAAGGGCTGGTTGCGTTCGCCGGCGATCACCGCACAGTTCTCCAGAAACCCACCGGCGGGTGCGAACTCGGGGACATCGACTGTCTCGTTGGGGTCGCCGGTGAAATAGGCGTGGGTGGTGGGGTCGTCGGCGTGGATTCGGATGCCGGGTTCGACGACGTCGCGGACGAACTGGTTGATGTTCCCGCGGATGATGCCGACCGATCGGTAGAGGTCGTGGTATTCGTCGATATCCTCCGGCGGGGTGATGTTGGTTACGTTGCTGTTGTTGACGACGAGCCGGGGGTTGCGGGTGCGGGTGTGGGTTTCGACGGTTTGCGTGAGGCGTTGTTGGAGGGCTTCGAGGCGGCCGCGGATGGGGCCAGATGATGTGCTCATATGTTAGCCGAAGCTACCCATTGAGGGGCCGTCGGGGGTCCACCAACGAACATTCGTTTCATCCTGGTTCGCGTGTGTAAATAGGGCGTAGCGGGTGGCGTCGCACACGTGATCCGGGACGTCCCCCGACGACCCGACATGCTGCTCCTTGTACGACTGGAACTCCTGGATCAGCTCCGTCAACCCGTCCGCAACAACGAGCCCCGGCCGACCCTCACCGTCGTCGGCCAACAAACCGCGGACGTGGGGGATGCCCTCGTCGAGTGACTTCTCAGCCTTCACCGCGTCAAACCCGGCACGCTCAAATTTCTGGAGGTGTTCCGGTTCATGCTCACCGTACAGCCGCCCACGTTCTAGGTCTTCGTCGTACACCCACCCGGTGCCGTCGTCGGGGTCGCAGAGGTGTTGGAATTCGCGGCCTGTCTCGTAGTACAGCTGTGTCGCCGCCCACTGGTCGAGATGTGTTGGCCGGTATTGGACGAGGACACGGGGGTGGTCCCAGCCAGCGTCGTACCCGTAAATCGGCGGTTGATCATCGTCGACGTGGTCCTCGAGCCAGTTGGCGTCTTTCACGTGCGTCTGCCTCGAAAACCGGTCGTACACGAGGCCCTCGGCGGCTGCGAAGCTGCCGTGCAGGCCCTGCGATTCGCGTTCGGTGCCGGTGAACTGCGATTGGATCTTCGCCAACCCTTCGTCCGGCAGGAACGGGTTGTCCTCGGTTGACGCCTGAAATACGGTGAGCCGGTCGGCCCACGCCAGGGGCTCGTCATCATCGTCGACGTGGCGCTCGGTGATGTCGTAGAACTGATTGAAGCCGTTGCCCGTCGACGTCCACAGCGTCGTGTTCGGCCCTATGTCGGTGCGTTGCCGTGTGACGAGCATCTCGTGGAGCTTGTAGAGATCGGTCTGCGGTGGGTAGTGGGCGACTTCGTCACACCAGATCCGGCTGAACTCGGCGCCGGCGAACCGCGACCACTTGTCCGCCCCGCCGAGGAACGTCGAGTGCCCGGTAATGTAGGTGAGGCGTTTGTCGTTTTGATGCCACACCTTGACGATGGGGGAGTGTTCGGGGTCGCCGGCGTCGAACGGATTTGTCGAATCCCCAGGGAGGGTGTCAAAGAAGACGGCGTAGGTGGTGGATTTGCCTTTGGCGTAGTCTTGGGCCATGACGAGGCTTTTGCCGTCCCCGTGTTGGTCGAGGAGTGCGCCGCGGTGGATCCATTGGCCGCCGGTGATGGATTTCCCGCCGCCGTACCCGGTGCGGAGCGCGACGAGATCGATGTCGTCGCGGGTTTCGAGGGCGTCCCGTGTGTCGCGTTGGTAGTCGGCCCACTTCCAGTCGATCGTCGTGGTGCTACTCATTGTAGTCGGTTTCGACGACGGTTTCGGTGAGCTCGAGTTCGAGCGGGCCGCCATCCTCGCCGGTGTGTTCGTGGCTCGCGTCCAGTTGCTGCTGCACCTTTTTCTTGATGGGTAGATAGAACTCAGATTCGTATAGGTGCTCAAGTTTCCACGCCACCATCCGCCAGTCCGAATCCGCTTGTTCCATCTTCGAGAGCAGCTCGGCCTTTGCGTCTGCGCGTGCATCCGCGCAATCCTCGAAAAATGCGTGTCGCTCGTCGCGTTCATCAGGCGGGAGTCTCGCCTGTCGTTGTCCCTCTTTGTACCAATTATCTATTGTCTCCCGATCGACTGACGCCCGCTCAGCAGCTGACGTGAGTGGTTCTATGTTACGGATTGTCTCTACAACAATCTGATGCCGGTCTGGGGTGAGAGCGTGATTCCTTCCTTGCGGATTCTTCAGATCATCGTTGGAATGTGATGGGATTGGGCAGGAACCGGCTGAATGCTGGCACGGATGTCCGGTTGTTGTGTCTTCATAGCCGCAGATATCGTCCTCGGTCATGGTTCATGATAATCGCGGCAGACCGGCAGTCGTCGGTAGTGCTACATTCGATGTGGTGCGTTGGTCGAGCTGGCGGGCGTGGTCACCTGGGTGTGTCGTAGGTGGTGTGGACGTGGTAGGCCATCGCGATCTCGAAGAGAATGATGAGGAGGTACCCGGCGGCGCTCGCGATGAGGATGGCTTCGTTGCGGGTTGGCCAGAGGGGTTGGATGTTGACGAACGTGAGGCCGAGGCCGACAGTTAAGAAGAGGATGACCCAGCCGACGTCGACGTCGCGGCGCGTGACGAGTTGGAGCCAGCAGGCGATAGACATGCCGAGGATGCCGGCGGTGAGGCCGATAAAGTCGATCCAGTGCGGTGACGGGGTATGCATAGTTACTCGTTTTTATCGTTGTTATTTTTTGTGATTTTGATGCCGAGTTTGTCGGTGGCGATGTCGACGCCGAGGAGGGCGCTGATGAGGGTGAGGAGGATGACGACGGTCTGGATGTTGAGGACGCGGCTGGTGAACCAGAAGTCGAGGACGAGGAGGCTGAGGAGGGCGGCGATGGTGATGATGCCGCCGGCGGCACGGGCGTATTCGAGTGTCTCCATTAGTGGTCATTTGTTGAGGGCGCGGCCGACGGCCAGCTCGAGCGAGACGTCCTGGTCGCCATCCGACCAGAGTTCGTCAGCTAAGCGGGCGGGGTTGATGGTGGTGTCGCGTCGCCCGTCCTGTTGAAGGCGGCGGGTGGCGTTGGCGAGGTACCAGCAGTAGGGCCCGTGTTTGCGGCGGTTCCAGTCGGGGGTGTTGTGGGTGACGGCGCCACACCGGCATTCGAGGCCGTAGTCGCCCTGCTGGACGGCCGGGGTGGGTGATTGGTAGCCGATGACGGCGTCGGCAGTGATTCGGCCGAGGCCGCGGAGGGCTTCTTTTGGTGGGCGTTCGACGCGTTTCCGTTGCCGGAAGCAGCTCCAGCAGAATCGGTGATCTTGTTTGATATCGTTGAGGAGTGCGGCGCCGTGAGCGTGATCGGCGCAGTCTCGGCTGCAGTAGGAGCCGTCGACGCTCGACGATTGGGTTCGGGTGTTGGTGCAGTCGTTGTGGGCGCAGGTGTAGCGCTGCTGGTGGGTGATTGTGACTGACATGAGAAGCGGGGGGCTGTCGGCGACCAGCACTGTGCGTGCTGAGCGCGACAGCTCGTTGCGATGTATTAGTTGAGTCGTCCGTGTTAAAGGGTATGTGTCCCAACGGGCGGCATCCCGTTTTACAGTTGAAAACCGGACTGAAAGTAAAAACTGAGTGCGTTACAAGCCTCGTGCGCTTCGAGAGCCTCGCTCACTTCGCGCGCTTCGCGGCCCACCCTTTAAGCCGACGATTGCTACAACCCGACGAACTTCAATCGGCCCTGCACGGGCTCGTACACCGACCCCTTATCCCGCAGCTTCTTCACCACACCCTCAACGTTCCGCTCGGTCAACCCCGCCGCAACGCCCGCCTCAACGACGTCGTCATACGGGACACTCCCGTCGTCGTGGTCGTGCTGCGCGTCTTGGATGATGTCGGCGACCGCCTGGATCTTCTCGCGCTGACTCTTCGACGCGCCGGTCTCTTGGATGTCGGCGTCGAGGCGGCCGTCTTCGTCCCGGCCGTAATCCCGCATCGACTCCCCGACCGCCGCCATCGCCGTCTCCGCATGCCGCTCCTCAATCGTTTCACTAAACTCCAGCTTCGCCGCGGCTTCAGCGATCCGGAGGATACCCTCGAACTTCCGATACACAACCGGGACCGCCGCATCATCGTCGTACCCCCGCGCTCCACGTAGGTCGGCGAATGCCGACTCGATCATCCCACGCACGTCGTCGTCGGCGAAGACCGGTGCTGGTTGTTGGCCGGCGAGTGCGATCCACGTCCGGAGGATCTCGGGCTCGACTGGCGTCTCGATGCGGGCTTGGTCCTCGCTGGGCACGTCTAAGTTGCGCATGTCGCGTTTGGCGGCATCGCGGGCGCCGGCGATCTGGCCAACCACCCGCCTGTCACGGTCCTCGTCCGGCTGGTCGGTAAGGGTGTAGATGAGGTCGAACCGGCTGAGAAGGCTGGCTTCGAGGTCAAACTGCTCGTGCGTCTGCTCATACGGGTCGAACCGGCCGTCACGTGGGTTGCCGGCGGCGACCACGCCCGTCTGGGCGTGGAGTGTGGTGTTGATCCCGGCTTTACTGATGTGGATCGTTTGCTTTGACATGGGTTCGAGCATCGCGGATCGGACCTCGCTCGGCATGTCGTCGAGCTCGTCAATCGCCACGATGCCGCCGTTCGCTTCGACGAACGCCCCAGCGGAGAGGGTCCACTCGCTGGCGTCGCCGAAGTCGTCCTGTTCCGCGCTGGCGGTGACGCCGGCGATCGTTGCGCCTTTCCCGCTGACACCGACGGTCCGCCGCCCCACAGCTTCGACGCGTTCGATAAGTTTCGACTTCGCTGTCCCCGGGTCACCGAGGAGGAGCATGTGGAAGGCGCCGCGGTTGTGACTGCCGTCAGTGTACTCGACCCGCGAACCGCCGACCATCGCGAGGACAAGCATCCGCTGGATTTGCTGGAGTTTCTCGTCCGCGTACAGCGTCGGCGCGAGTGAGGCCGCCGCGACATCCAAGGGGTTGCCCTCTTTGCCGTCGGCGAGCGCGTGGATGCGGTCACGTTCGTCGCTCGTTGCGTCGAGGGCCTGCTGGGTGGCGTCATCGAGCGTAACGTGGGCACCGTCGAGGTACGGTTCGAACTTCGCGGTCCGCCGGCGGCCCTCCGTTTTTTGCTCGAGGCGGATCGTGCCCGCGATGGTGACGCGGTCGCCGACTGCGGCGGTGTCTGCTTGGTCGCCCTCGAGGCGGATGTCGAGATACTGGCCCGTCCCGGACGTGTGCTCCGGCGGCGTCTGCAATCGGAGTGTTTGGGCGTCGATGTACTCGGAGCGCTCGAGGTTGAGGTCGTAGGGGCCGTCGCGCTCACACCCCTGGCATTCGTGCGGCTCCTGGAACTCCTCACCACCTTGGGGGATGGTCGTGGTCGTCCCACAGCGCTGGCACTCGAACACCGCCGTGACGAGGCGGCTGTAGACGTCTGTGGCTTTCGAGACCTCCCCGCGTATTTCGCGATAGCGGCCGGCTTCGGCGGTCGGGCTGAACCCGCCGGGATGGTAGACGAGGGTGTCGGGGAGGGTGTGGATGCCGACCGTCGCGTCCTCGAGCGTGATGTCGACCGGGGCGTCGTACGTTTCGAGCGCGGTGTGGAACTGTTCGAGGATGGTGTCCGGTTCGTGGAGGAGGTCGGTGGCGAGGTCGGTGTCGTATCGGTGGAGGTCGGTGTACTCGATGGCGAGATGTCTCTGGTCGGGGTAGTGTTCGAGGAGGTGGTTGAGGCCGTCGTGTCGGTAGCGGTCAAGGAACTCTTGGAGCTGGTCGACGAGGTCGGGGGCGTTGATGGGGGTGTGGTGGTGTTGGGGTGGCATCGTGTCAGCGTGGTGGGTTTTATCCCGAAAATAAAACGTATTCTCGGGGGTACCCGGGGGCCTGTGTGGCCGTGTGTGGCCGTCTGTGGCGGCGTCTGGCGGCGTCTTAGTCGGCGGACTCCGCCGTAGCGAACCGTTATTTACACAACTGCGTTTGTGTAGTAGTACAAAGGAGGTGGTTTCCCACCGATGGTTGGATCCCCCATCATGGGGGGCCCTCCTCCTCGGTTTTATTTTCGGGATAAAACGCGGCACCCCGACGGGCCTCTTGGGCGTCAACCGTGAGGCGTTCCGGCGAGGCGTCCTCTTCATAATCGAATCCGCGAGCTTGGGCGGCAAGCCGGAGGAGTTTGTAACAGTGCATTGGGCTCGGTCGGCCGTCGAACACTTCCCATTGGACATCGTCGTAGTCGAGTGTCGCGCGGCCGGTACCGTCGACGGCTTTATTGAACGCATGTTCGCGGACCAACCCGACTTTCATATCAAGTGTATACTCCGGGTACTCGCGGTCGTCGAAAAGCTCGGAGGTGCGGAGCTCGAGCGCGGTGACGCGGTCTTGCAACGCCTGGATCTCGTCGTGCTGGTCGGCGTCGGTGGCCTGCTGGAGTGCGTTTTGCGCAATCTCGAGGGCGTCCCGCGCCGACACATCCGGCGTGTCCTTAGTCATCCTCGCCCTCCAGCTCGGCGACGACTGCTTCGAGCTGTCTCACGTCAGCTTCCAAGTCGTGGACATCGTCGAGTGACCGCTCGATTTCGACGCATTTGGCGAGCGCCCTTTGCGCGACGGTTAACGCTTCCCTGGCGGTCACATCGTGCTGGTCGTCAGGCATCGGAGTGCCACACCTCCAGCCGGTCGTTAAGGCCGAGGTACTGTGGAATCGCGACCGTCTCCCCGAGCGTCCACTCGTCGTGAAGCAGCTGGTGAAATCGGTCGTCAGCTGTGCAGCCGCCGCGGCCCTCGCCGACATAAATGACGGTCTCGCCCTGGTAGGCCCAGAGTGCTTCTGTGGGCCAGAACTCGTCGTAGGACGGCCAGACCATCAAGAGCGTTCGATCGGGGTAATCGGGGACAACGGATTGGGCGCTGGCGGTCCAGACCGGCGACCAGTCGGGATCAAGCGGTGCGTCGGCGTCAGTCGCGAGCACGTCGACCTGGAGTTGTCGTAACAAGTACGCCCAGTAGCCGTTCCCCGCCCCGACTTCCAGCACTGGATCGTAGGTGGCGATCGTTTCAATGGCTTCTTGGTTGGGGATTGCCCACGCGTACTCTTCGATCAATTCGTCCCGGTGTTTGAGGCGATCTATATGCCTCTCTCCAATGTCGTACCGGTTGCCGCCGACGGTCACCCCGCCGGCGACGGTCGCAAAGTACGGGTTCTCGATCACTATGGGCCACCCCTATTCTGGTCGATGCCCGGTCCTACGGAACGGCTGTTCCGTCCTCCATCGGGTTGGAGAGACGGGGCTGTACAGCCGTCTCCGCAGCCCCAGACGGCCAGGGTCGACTGGGCGGCATCCGCCTCGGCCTCGATCCGTCGTAGAACGTCTTCGTCGAGCGACCCCCAAGCCCACAACCCGGTCTTCTCGTCCGACCCCAGTTCCGACTCCAGGTTACGAAGGTAGCCGGCCATCGCCGTGTAGCCCTCCGCCTCCATCTCTATCAATTCCTCGCGGGTCGCCTTCGAGCCGCAGCAACAGTCAGTGCAGAACGGCTTATCCCAGTGCGGGTTCGGCGGTACCTGGTGCTCAATGAGGTACTCGCGGACCCACTGCTCGTCCTTGTCCCAAATCGGGGCGTGGTGGACCGCGCCGCGGTCGTCCTCCCACTCCTCGACGACGAGCTGCTTGCGTTTCTCGGACTCGGCCTTGTAGGTCCCCCAGTAGAAGTGGGGGTCCTCGGCGATGGTCGTCAGGCCGTCGATCTGGCGGCCCTTCATCTTCTGGAAGATGCTCTCGTGCGCCTCGTTTGTCGGCCCGTAGAAGTCGTATTCGTCGGTCGTGTCGACGAAGTCCGATTCCGTCCGGATGGTGTGGAGCTGCCAGTCGTAATGGTCCGAGAGCGCCTGGACGTAGACGCGCTGGGCCGGGTTTCCGATGGTGGTGTCGAGGTAGACGACGCGGGGACGGGTCCGTCCCGGCAGGTCGTCGTGGATGACGTGGGTCATTGCGACCGAATGCATCCCGCCGGAACAGAGGATGAAGTTGTCCCGGCTCACCAGTTGTCACCTCCATTAACCAACGGCAGCATCGCCTGTTCGCTGTCGTCCAAGAGCCGGTCGGGCTCGTCGACGGTGACACCGACGCGCCTCTGAGCGAGGGCGACGTAGTCTGGATTGAGGTCGATGCCGATGAATCGGCGACCGAGGTTCTTCGCGACCATGCAGGTCGTGCCGGCGCCGGCGAACGGGTCAAGTACGATGCCGGGCTCGGTTGCGTCGGTGTCACAGTCGCAGGCCTGTTCCCACGGCGAAATTTCCCGTTCTATCGGCTGCGTGAACCCATCTCGGTCGCCGTAATCGCCTTGGTGGTTACCGCTCTCGTCGGAGTAACCCGTTTCATCGCCAGGGATGGCGGGCGAGCCCCCGCCGACCTCGCGATCCACGACTTCGCAATCGCGTTCGTACGGCGTCCCGCACGCAGCGCACACCGTCGGCGGACACGAGGACTTGATGGGCGTCTCGCACAGCTCCGGCGGGTAGACCGCGAAGTGCGCTTCGGGGAACGATTTAACCGTGATCTCCAGTACGTCGCCCGGGTTCTTTCCGTTCGGGTGCAGCACGTCCTCGGGCTCGGTCCCAATGTACTCGCTTGACTCTCTATCAGGGTAGGCGTCTGCGGTGGTTCCGCTATTCTCGTAGCTGTTGCCCGCTCGCCGGACGGATTCCTCTTTGTGAGGTTCCCGAACCGCGTCCAAGTCGAACCAGTAGTCCGGCTCGGGCGTCAGATGGAAAACGAACTCCTTGTGCTCGTGGAGCCGGTCCTTCACCGGGTGCGGCATCGGGTTCGGCTTGACCCACGGACAGTCCGCCCGAACGACCCAGCCGGCGCCCTGGAGGGCGATTGTGACGCGGTGCGGGACGAGCATCTTCGACTTGCGCCGGATTGATCCGTTTCGGCCCGGGTTCTTGGCGGGGTAAGCGTCCCGGTCGCGGTTGTTGGCGTCGTCGTCCTTCGACTGCGCGCCCCACGAGCCGGCGAACGAGTCGCCGAGGTTGAGCCACCAGCTTCCGTCGTTGCGAAGGACGCGGCGCAGCTCCTTGCCGACATCGACGAGCGTGTCGATGTACTCGTTGAGCGAGCCTTCGAGCCCGATCTGGCCCTTGATCCCGTAATCGCGGAGCCCGAAGTACGGCGGCGAAGTCATCGCCATGTGGACCGACGACTCGGGGTTCTCGGCCAGCGTCCTGCCTGCATCACATTCGTGAATGTCGTTCGTCCATCCGTCGATACCGCTCATGGCGACTCGCCTCCGTCGATTGCGGCCGCACTGTCGGTTGGTGACCGCTTCCCACCGTCGGCTGCAGTGACCGAAAGCGACTGTTGCTCGGTGGCAACATACCGTTCGTCGATGTCTTCGAAGGTACTCAGCTCGGCCTGCTCGGTCTCCTCGACGTTCATGGGGTTGCGGTCCAGCTGCCACATCGCACGGCTGCGCTCGTAGCCACCGCCGAAGGCCTCGAGTTCGGCCCGTTCTGTTGGCGTCGAATCAACGACATCGATCATCTCTTTGAGCCACGCCATCTGTTCACCGATACCCCCGAGGTCCGATTCTTGAAGTGGGAACTGTGGCACCGTAGGAACGCCGTAGTTGTGCTTCTCGCCGGCGGTGAAGGCGTCCCGTTCCAGGAGCGGCTCAATGTACTTTTGACCGGCCAAGACGATAAGATTCTTACACGGTGAGTCCTCTGGCTCGTCCGCCCGGAACGGACTCCGAAGCCAGTCGATGAGGGCCGCGTTTATCCGCTTCGCCCACGCATCACGGTCGTCCTCGTCGAGGTCCTCGATGGTCCGGTTATAGGGTTCTAATTCAAGACGCGGCGGCCAGATCAAGTGCTTCGCTGAGAGTATCATCCAGCCGTTTCCGCGATGGGTAGCGTCTGGAATCCAGTTCGTGGCGGCCTCGGCAAACTGGCGTTTGATCTGGAAGTAGTTGGAGGTGTAGAGGTTTCGCGCCTCTCGGCGTTCGTCGGCCTTCGCAGCGCCGCATCCGACCACGACGAAGGTCCCGCGACCGTGATCAATGCCGTCGGTGTCGGATTCAGTCGGCATCGCTGGATACCTCCAAATCCTGGCGATGTTGTTCACAGACTGCTCGCTGGCCCACGTCGGGGATGTGCACGATGTCGACGCGTGGCTCGCGGCAGCCCAACGCGCCACAGACGGGGTGGAACTCGCTGGTCGTCACGAGTCTCCCCCTTCGCGGTCAATTTCCGGCTCTACCGAGCACTCTACCGTCTCATGATACTCGCGGTCATACAAGGAAAACACTCGGCCGCAGTCGCACCTATATCCGACCCTCCCGCTATAGGTATGGTCGGTGCCGCCCTGCGATTGACCGCCCGTCATGAGTCTCCCACCTCCCAGGTGCCGTCTCCGGGATAGCCCCACTGACGACAGTAGGGGTCGGGGCCGTGGTGGACGGTCAGCTCGCCGTCACTGAGCGTCATCACCCTCCGACAGCTGTTACAGACAAGGACGTGGCCGGTATATCGTTCGAGGAGGATGCCGAGGTCGCTGGCGTCGACACCTTGTGGGATGCGGTTTTCGCGCTGCCAGTAACCCTTGTTGTTATTTGTGACTTCGCTGGCCATCGCCCGGTCGCTCGGGCGGCCATCAAGGTGTGGGTTTTTGATGCGCCATTGTTTGGCGCCCACCATCACCCCACCACCTCTGTTGGACTCCCAGCGGAATCTGTGGGATTATCAAAAGTCCGTGGCGTCCACGGTGGAGAATTGAACGTGTGTGGGGATGCTCCGTCAGGGCATTGAAGCGAATGTTCAAGTGCTCCACAGGCGGGGACTTGGGTATGCCCGGCCGCGACTACAGACAGCAAATCGAGACACTCCGCGACCGCATCACCGCCAGCAGCGCGCTCGCCGACGCCGACCAGGAACTCCTCCTCGAATTCAGCCGAGAGCTCGAATGGCAAGACACCCGATACGGCGACCAGCGGCACCGTGATCTCCTCCAGCGCTGCACCATGCTCGCCGGCGACAGCCACAAATACAACCCCGAAGAGCTCCCCGACATCCGCCTCGCCGACATCCTCGAGGACGAAACAGCGGTAAAGACAGTCGCGCGGTGGATCAAACGGACCTACGAAAGCGAGGAGTCCAAGCGCGATATGCGCGTCGCCCTGCGGGTGTTCGCCGACCACCTCACCGACACCGACGGGGTCCCGAGCCCGGTCGACAAACTCAGCGGCGGCACCCCACGGAGCCACGACCCGCAGCCGGACCCCGCGCGGATGCTCTACTGGGATGACCACATCCAGCCCATGCTCACCCGTGCGGCGAACTATCGCGATAAGGCGGCGATCGCGTTGTCGTGGGACCTCGGGCCGCGGCCGTTCGAGTTCCGTGACCTCCGCGTCGGCGACATCATCGACCACAGACACGGCATGAAAGTCTCGGTGGACGGCAAAACCGGCGAACGGTCGGTGCTCGTCATCCCCAGCGTCCCCTACGTCCGCCAGTGGCTCAGCGTCCACCCCGACAGCGAGACACCGACGGCGCCGCTGTGGTGTAAGCTCAACTCGGCGGCGGCGTTGTCCCACCGGATGATGTTGAATATGGTACAGACGCCGGCGGAGAAGGCCGACATCGACCATACTGACGTGACGCTTCGCAGGATGCGGAAGTCGTCGGCGTCGTACCTCGCCTCGCAGAACGTCAATCAGGCCCACCTCGAGGATCATCACGGGTGGACGCGGGGGAGTGCGGTCGCGAGTCGGTATGTGACCGTGTTCGCCGAGGCCAACGATCGAGAGATCGCGAAGGCCCATGGTGTCGCGATCGAGGAGAGTGCGGAGCCGGATCCGACGGCGCCGGTTGATTGTCCGCGGTGTAAGCGTGATACGCCGCGTGGGAAGCCGGCCTGTATTTGGTGTGGGCAGGCGCTGTCGCATACGGCTGCGGAGGAGATGGAGGAGCAGCGGGCTGCGGCGCGTGAGTCGGTCCGTGGGGTGCCGGCGGAGGTTGCGGAGGCTGTTGATACGATTGAGCGGTTCATGGGCGACGATGCCGGGTTGCGGAGTCAGGGCTTGGATGAGTGAATTCATTGTTGGTCTCCTTGCCGGTTGGTGTCCGTGTCTACCGACGGCATCTGCTCTAACCACAGATACCGAACAGCATCCCTCGCCTGTTCCTCAGACCACCCCTTTTTGACCATCGACTGAACGACGTCCTCGCCCGTCGGACGGTTCCAATAGTCGATTAGCCGCTCTTGTCGTGGTTGATGATACTTCTCCTCAGCAATCGCTCGTAATCGTCCTCTGGCGTAATGGTAGCCATCAGGCTTCTGCTCGGTATCGTTGCTATCGGTATCACTCATCAATCTGCCCTCCATCAGTCTCCGGACTGCAAACATCGGTCCCTGCCTCATCTGCAGTCAAACAACGACCAGCCGTGTGGACGATCTTTCCCTCAGGCATCGTCGCCGGTCTCCTGGTCTGTGCCCGTGTCCACTGAACAGTCAAGAGAACAGTACGGCCCATCATCCATCTCCATTAGATTTGAGACCTTGACCGACTCGCCATCTTGGAGACGTTCGTGGCCGTCCGATTTGACGCCGCTCTGCGTATACACCCCATCCCCCTGTATCTCGTCGCCACAGTTGATGCAGCGGTTAGTTTCCGTGTCTCCCGAATGGTCTGCTTGGTCTTCTGGGAGATGAAACAGATTCTCCTCTGGCGGGTCAATAACGCAGATCCTGACGCCTTCAATTGACTCGCCTTCAAGGTCTTTCAACCGCTCAAACCCGTCGGTAAATTCGTCGCCACAGACGGGACAAACCCCTCCGTACGCCAGCTTCTCGCGGCGCTCGGTCTCGTTTAAAACCTGTCCGCCATCGGTGCTGGCCTCGCCGGCGACTTGTGTGATACCCGTCGCGGGATGCAGTTCCCAGGCTGATTGCTCAGTCCATCCCCCGTCTTCCCGTTCGTGGCGGACGTACACCCGCACAGAGTGGTCATGCGATTCGGCGATGACGCGGTCGCGACCGTGGGCCGTCCCGATCTCGATCTTGCGATTCAAGCTATCGGCTGTCGGCCGAACCGTCGCCTCTTCGACGGTTGTGGTCCGCGGATCGCGGTCGTCGAACGAATCGGGGTGGTCGACGTGCTCGTGACGGACCGTGATCGCGGGCTCGTCATGGAATTCCAATATGAGTAGTTGCACGACCTTCCCGGTGGCGAGTCCGAAGCCTGCCGTCTGCGTTTCTGCCACCGTTCGCTGCCTCCGGCGCATTCCGCACTGCGATTGACCGTCAGTCATTCCCCGACCTCCTGCTCAACTTTCTGTTTGTGCATGATGTCGATATCGCCACCAGTGCCCTGCTCAACGTCATCCAAATTGCCGTAGATGCTGACGTGGGGTTCATCAAGCCGATCCTCAAGCGGGTAGGCCTCTCGGTTCCAGTCGACGTAGCACCAGCCGGTTGGGAATCGGATCCCCCAGCCCATCACGTCGTGGTTAGTGTCAATCCGCGTCCGGTCCTCGTTGAACAGCACGCGGAATAGTAGCACATTCCCGTACGCCTCGCGCTCAGTATCTCCCGCAGATTGACCGTCAGTCATCGCTGGCCTCCTCCCGGTCGAACGTAAACTGCCAGATTTGTTCACAGCCGCAGACGAACCGACGCTCTACCGCGTTTGATATGGGGCGGATTTGGTCTTCGCACACGGGGCACAGTGGATTCCGTGGCGCAGTCTCATAGCCGGGATTAAGACTGAGTTCGTAAGGCGTGGATGGTGTCGTTACGATGTTGGTCTCTTCGTCCAGCAGCCACTCGTCCTCGCCGCCGTCCGTCATAACATCATCGTCATCGTTCTCGGCCATGCGGAGCTGCTCGGCGTTCCGCCGGGCATGGCTATCGACGTCGGCCGTCTCTCCGTCGCGCAGCGTGGCCGGCTCCGGCTCCCACCCCTTCTCGCTCAGTGTCGCTTGCGCTTCATCGACGCCGTTCGCACGCTTGATGACCGCCTCGAGGAGGTCCTTGTACGCGGTTATGGGCCGCTTGTTACCGCCTATGTCGGGTCGGCAGTCGGTACAGACGCGGATGCGGGCGATGGTATCCTTCGGTAATTCTGGAGCTTTGAGTCCGAGCGTGTCATCGAGGGTGACTGTTGCTCGGCACGAGCTGCATCGGAGCCGCGACCCACCGTCAGTGGCGACGTGGCCGTCGTCGCGGTCGTCCTTCTCAAAGTCAGGAACAATCCCCACCGATAGCATGCCGTAGCGTTTGCCGGGGGTGGCGGGCATCTCGCTGCGAGACGTCCATTCCCCGAGGATATTCAACAGGGGATACTCCGGCGGGAGGTGCGGGTGCCACTCGTAAGGGAGCAGCCACATGCCCGTTTTATCGGACCACTTGCGTAGACCGAGATCCTGTAGGTCCGATTCGTCGGCGTGTGTGAGTCGATCCATCGCATCCGCCGTAAGTGGCGGGCTGCCGGGCTCGACGCCGTCTTCTCGCTCGAACTGCGGCGTCTGAACGACCAACGTCTCGTCCTCGTCGATGTCGAGAATGTCCCGAATCTCCGCCACGACGTCCTCCGCGAATTGATCACCAGTCACGGAGGCGCACCTCCAATTTTTCTCCGTCGGCCTCCATGAGGATCCTATCCAGCCGATCTGCGAAGTGTTCGGGACAGTACCGCGTCGCGGTCGGCGCGCCGGGGTGTGACGGATCGGTCGGGTCGTCCGGGAACCGGCTGGTTGTTATCCGCCACTTGGCAATTTCGTTGCACGAAACGAGTTCGTCTGAGGAACACTTCGTGTCGTAGTGTTCGCATTGTACATCTGTCACTATTCTCTTGACAGTGTAGAATTTCTCGCACGAGTGGCCGTAGTTAATCGGTTTGGCGTCGATATCCATGGATGCATGGCCGCAACAGATCAGTTCCCCGGTGTGGGCGTGTTTGTGATTTGCTGGACCGTTGCAGTGGATACACTCGCGCTGGGTGCCGCTATTCATCCGTCCACCCCTTGATCCAGCGCTTAATGCGATCGATTTGCCCACGGTTCTGGCAAACGGGACACTTCCCGGCAGCGGAGATGTCTTGATTGTAGTATGCCCCGCAGTTGCTACAGGTGTAATGAAGGCGTTTGGTAGACTCGTCGGTCATTGCTGGATCGCCTCCTGTTCACCGGCGGCTGTTTCTCGGTCGGTGAGGCGTTCACCGCAGCGTTCACACTCCGGGACGCCATCAGCGAGTGTGAACCGGCTACATTGGCACGCGGGGCAGCGATCGCGGTCGCCGTCCTGTTGCAGTTCGTGTTGCCAGTCGTCGCGGATGCGGATGGTCCCGGGTGTCCATTCGCCGCGGAGGCCAGCTGTGACGCGGAGCCGGCAGTTGTACTTCGCGATCTCGTGGACGACCGCCGGCGGGATACTGACGGTGGGGCGTGGCCGTGTCGGGATACTCAACGGCTGGAGGACGACTTCATAGCAGGGTTGCATGGGGCCGTCGCCGAAGGCGATTTCGCCGGCCTCATTGATCCGTGCGGGCCGGAACGCGTATTCTTTCAGCTTCACGCACTCGCCGGTGTGCGTCCAGTGTACTCCCCTGCGAGTGCGGGTGGTGTGGCCGTCGCTTGGGTAGTTCGGCGAGATCCTGGGGTCGTGAGCCACAGTGGAGAGTCCGTTGATTGCGTCTCGGACGTGTGCTGCTTTCTCGCTATTCATCGCTCGGCCCCTCCGTCGGTCGCGACGTACTCGAACAGGGATTGGTTCAACTCGTTCCGCGTCGGGGTTTCGGCGCGTTCGCTTGCTTCGGTGCTGGTTTTCTCGGTGTGACAGTCAGAGCAAAGGGTTTGGAGGTTCCCGGGGTCGAACGGGTGCCCGCCGTCCGTAATCGGCTGGATATGGTCGACCTCAAGCCGTCGGGCGTACTCGTGCGGGTTGCCGTATCGCTCCTCGAGTTCGTTTCGCTGCTGTTGCCACGATGCCATAGCCTCGTTGTGCTCCACCACGTCGGACTGCTCAATCTCTCCCGGGCCGATCTCGAGCAAGTTCGGGCCTCGTGGCCGGTCGGGAAGCTGTTCGTGGATGCGAGCACGAATGTGATCGCGAGCACGTCGTTCTCGAGTGTGGTCGTAGCCGCAGTGCTGGCAGGTTTCGTCGTCCCGGTCGATGATGCGTCGACGAACGCCGCCCCAGTTCAAGAGCCCCATGACGGCGCTGGCGAGGTTCGAGCAGTACTCCGAGCAGTACTTCATCCGGCCGTCCGCGACGTCTCGCCCGCAGATCCTGCAATTGTTGCCTTTCTTGACATCGCCGAAGACCTGCCGGATGCCCGTGGATAGATCGCGATCGCTCACGGTATGGCACCTCCGTCGGAGCGCTCAGCAGCCTCGTCTACGTAGCACCGGAGATGATACGCCGAGTTGACGATGATCGCGTCCCACTCGATTGTCCTACCACAGCCAGCACACGCCTCACCGACACCGTCCCGCTCCGGTAAGACGTTCTCCCGCCATTTCTCCTCAGGGAAAAATTCGGTCAACGCGTTAAAATCTCGCGAAAAGACTTTGTACCGGTTGCCCTCGTCATCAAACGCGAATGCTGCATGTCTGTCTCCGTTGTAGGGTGGGAATTCGTCGATGTGCAGCGCATCGTCCGCGTCATATGGGTCCGGCAGAGATCGAACCGTGCCGCCTGGAGACTGACTGTTACTCATCGCGGGCCTCCTCCAACGCATGCAGCCACCGACGAGCATACTCCGCATAGCTAGAGTCCGTCGCCGCAACCACCCGGAGCTCCGCCTCGACCTCCTCGAGCTCCCGGATCCGGTCCTCGATCGTGGCAGGTCTGGCGTCCTCAAGCCCGGAACTCATGGCTGCATTTCACCACCGCAGTCCGGGCATCGCCACTCGAGAGTTGTCGGTTCGCTGGCTGCGACCCTGCTCGCGTATCCACAGTTCAGGCAGGTAACGTTCATGGCTGGGGGGTTCCTTGAGCGGTGACTGCGGGGTCGGTTTCAAGCACGGCGTCTCGGGTTGAGGTTGATGGATAGGCGACATACCGTGCGCGGTCGGTGGCGGTCGCTCGGGGGACGCCGGCGTTTTTGTCTGTCATTCGGAGCTCGTTGAATGGGACGAGGTAATACCTGGACCGTGCGCCGCCTTGTTGTTTGAAGTACGCTGCGACCAAGGGTTGTGCGCCGAATCTGTTGGCAAATCGTTCGAGCGCGTCGAGTTCGTCGCGGCCGGCGTACGCTGTCGTTTGGGATGTTGCTTTGACTTCGATCGCGTACGCCTCACTGTTCGCGACATCCGTATCGTCCGGGTGGGGGCGGCCGGTGAGGACGTCGGGGAGGTCGCGGTCTGTGGCGCTGCCGCTCGTCGGGACGCGGAGCGCGCCCCACCCGAGGTCTGTGAGGGTGTTGACGAGTTGGCGTTCATACCGTGCGCCGGCCATGTTACCCGCCCCCCCGGGATCGGTCGGTCCCCGCTGTCCTCACGCCGTCTCGGACCTGTCGATTGTAGATACTGAGCGCGGCGTTGAATACGGTGAACAGCCACTCCCATGACGCCAGGTCATACGGACCCGCGAGCGAGCCTGTAGCGAGACTCGACCAGTCCCGCATGGCGGCGATGTCAGCGTCCCAGTAAGACTTCCCAAACTGGA